TATGAACACACCAAAACTATACAAAAGCCACATTATAAAATTAAATATAATATCGCCAAGAATTTCATTTTAGTTATCTATTATTGAAGTTACTTCACCCGTTCGAACATCGACGCGCGCCGCTACGGTCTGTTTTACCACACCACCATAAGCATTAGTGCCGCGGAACGTTGTTTTTACAACGGCATGCGGGTCTTTATTCAAAATCAGATGGTAGACCGTTGAAACATGTTTATAAGAAGAATCATCATTCATGCTGGCTTTTATCAGCTTCTCTAACGGGCGATAAGAGCCATCCCAACCACTAAAATTACCCTGAAATGCGTCAAGGTTGATTTTATTATTTAGGGATTGTGGATCCTTCTCGAAGTCGTTAAAACACCACTCCAACACATCACCGAGCTTTAACGCATCATCTTTCGTAAAAGTGTACTCACTCATACAGGCATAAAAAGCATCAGCAGAGCTTACCGGTACACCTTTGAAGCCAACATAACCTTTAACGATATCGTGCCGGGTTTCTTTTGGCTCATTGCGATATTCTTTGAGGGTCTTATCTGCGTACTCAAAGATTGGCGTAGTCGGTTCCGCTTTAACCTCCTGCACGTCAGCTTTTGCCACAGGCTGACTTTTTTCAGTCGGCCATAAGATTGAGCCAATAACACCCAGCGCCAGACAGCCACCAAGATAAACCGCACTGGAGCGCTTACGGTTCGGCATTCGAACCAGCGACGGCTTGATTAACCCCACGATAAAAGCAATAAAGAGAGCCAGAGATAAAAATGCTATTACGGTATCCATGATTTTCCTTTATGTGTAATCCCCATACAAAACAACCCCATGCTATCAAACATGGGGTCGAGGGTTGCACATTTTTCAGGGATTAACGCCAGCTCTCATCTTCCCACACTTCCTTAAGGATGCTATCCAGCGCTTCGCGGTCTGAATCTTTATCGAATCCCATCAGCTCGACACCGGTCATCGATCCCTTTTTAACAGTAACGCGCGTTGAGGGGAAAACAGACTGTATTCGCTTGGTCAATTCGCATTGAAAAGCATCAATTACCGGCTGGCCGATTTTTTGGTCTTTATCCAACGTGATATTTACTTTCACCTTGCCCTCCTTTGCAAAGGTTTCATCAACAGGTGGCGCGGAAAAAACAACAGAAAAATTATTATTTTTCATTAGGTTGCCTCTTGCTATCTCCGCGATTAAATTCAATGCAATTTCACGATCTCTTTCCTTACAAGTACCTTCAGCAGTCAGACGCGCAATCATTTCGACCCGCTCAATCATAACGTGCTCGTTTAGCTCTCTATCCACACAACCTCCATTACGAGATACTGTATATACATACAGTAACACGTAATAACAAAAGGTGTGAAGAAAAAATCACAGTTAAACACACTGTATGTACATGATATGGATGAATATTAACGATTATATTTTCGTTGCGAGTTCAGCTAAAGCCGCAACACGATTGAGGATAATCCTAGCCTTAGCCTGATACGATGGTGCTGCGGTAAATATTTCTCCCTTGGCCGTTCCTCTCAACCATTTACCGTTAAAGCAACTTTTACCACCGGCCATCAGGTGCAGGGCTTCGCCCCGGCTGATTGTGATGCCGGTAGTCAGATGTATCTCGTCGATAGTTTTCGCTATAGCTGCGTTTTGCTCATCCGTTCCGTGGATAAATTTTCGCCGTATTGCTGGCTTTTGCTTCCTGAGTCGGTTTGTCAGCTCTCGTTTTTCACGTCGACTTAGGGGCTTAGATAAATCGAGTTCCGGTGGATCGCTTTCGCTTCCCGTACAGTTATTGACAGAACTCCGAGAGGGCGCAGGAGCGCCCTTAACGTCAACGGCCAAATCAACGGCACGCTTCGGCACAATTTTCCACTGCGTTAGCCGGGTTAAAATCGGAGTGCCAGCACCAATAGCGGAATCGTATACGCCACGAATGCAGACGGTTTCCTCACCATACTGATTAAACTCGGTGCGCGGTTCATACAGTGTGCGCACCTGCAAATCATCGCGACGGACAAACGGCCCACCCTGCGCATTAACGTAACCAGCCCAGTCACCGGCGTCAGCGGCATCATGGACGGCGGCAAACTCAACGCTCAGACCGTGCGCGGCCTCGGTATCAGCGAGACGACGCAATTCACGGTAGACCGTCACCGGCGCACCGCCGATAAACTGAAACTGACGGATGTGCCAGCGCGCCGCCCATGCTGATACAGCGGGGGCAGTCTCTTTCAGCAGCTCACCGCTTTCGTCATCGGTTTCACCATCGAGAGCATAACCGTCGATGTTTTTAGAAATGTATTTCGCGACATAGCCGGTAGCACTGCCTTTCTCCGGGTCGATAGCCTCAGCATGAAAGCGGGCTTTTTTAGCCTTATCACTTTTAAGTTCGTGGCGGTCTTCCTCCCATGCATAATCGCGGATGATGAGGCGCACGCGCTCGACGTCTTCTGGCAACATGAACATAAGCATGTGCCAATGCGGCGTTCCGTCGTGATGAGGCTCGGCAACACGTATGCCGAAAATGCGAATTTCTTCCCGATGTAGCTTGGCACGAATGCGCGCCCAAAGGCCGGTTAGGTAGCTCTGCGTGTCCGACGGGCTGGCGCCGTTCCATTTGCTGTTACGGTATCCCGCTTTAGTCGTGGCATGATATTTAGACGGTGCGGTCAGGGTGTAAAACTCCCCGACGTATCCGAGTTCATTGCAGATATTTTCAAACCCACGGATGCGGGTCATCAGCTCGCAGCGGCGTATCGCAGGGTTAGCGACCGAGCCGTCAAATTTTTCAATCAGGCTGATACGGTTGCCGTCTTCGTCTTCGAGATCCAGACCTTTGAGAAATTCACGAGTGCGGCGCTTTTGTTCACGCCAGTCAGTCACGCAGTTTTTACTCGCATAGGCATGCTTTTTCTTACTGACGTTACCGACAGTAATTTGCAGATGTTCGCGCCATGCAGCCGCAATGCGACGCAGACGACCACGCCACCACACATCGTTAAACATGCGAGCGATGGCCGGGGCGATTTCATCTTCTCCGACATATTTCTTTGTCACTCGCTCCCAATGCGGAGGGGTAACATTGAATTGCAGAGAAATAAAACCGGCGCGCATGTACCAGGTGTACAGCGTTTTAAGCTCGCTAAATCCGGCGTCATCAATGTCAGCCAGTTCAGCGCGAATGAAATTCGCGATATCAGCGGCCAAAAGGTCGATATCGGCGCGTGACATGTCCGGGAGTCGGTTATATCTGGCAACCATATTGACCATGCGTGACGCCAGATATTGCATAAGTTCAGTATCAAAATGACTGCCAAAAACAGCGGCTGATACATTGCTGTTGATACCCGCGCACTCGTATTTTTTTGCGACCAGTTCAAGACGTGGCAATGCCCTTTTGCAGAAACTTATTAAAAAGGCATTGGCTCGTTGACTGCCCTGATTTTTCTCCAGCACAGCAGCGGTGCGATAAACATCAAAACGCACGCATTCAGGCTGGAGAGAAAGCACCTTTCTCGCATGCAGCAAAGCCGCGAGCATACGGTCGCGGCGATGTTGTTGGTCATAGGTAAGATATGGGCTGGCTATTGCCTGTTTTGGAAAATTCCATACAAAGGCATAATCAATCTCACCCATAGCCTTTGCTGAGACAGGAGTGTCTATGACTTTATTCACTGAAGAAGATCCCACCCAACGCCGCTATGTTGATTTGATTACAGAGGTGACAGCTTTCGAAGCTACGAAAGAACCAATGAAGATCATTTCCGCATCCGACATGCTGGGCATTTGCGATGCTTTTCTTTCTGAGACTCAATGCCACATAGCAGACCGGCTACCTCTTTCAATAGCTGGTCGGCATGAGCTAGGTCGGAAAATTGAGTGGAATTGTCCACATAGCTGGAAACCACGCGAAGAATGGTCAACACATGTTCGGCACGCCTTACAAATTTTAAATCGACGTTATTTGGATACCCCAGTATCTCAACTGGATGACTGGCAGACCTGGGAAGAACTATCGACAGATATTCATGTGTCGGCTCGCTGTACTCGGCGGACTGTTGAGTTTTATCGCTCTGGAAATCCCCAGCATTTACCGATGTCGACTGAGCTTTTTGCTGTTCCCGAAGTTTTTTCAAAATTTGTAGCTTCGATTCTTTCGGGTGATATTCACCCTGTTTGGATGTGGCATGCTGACGCAGCCAAAACGCCGCGATGCCTCGATGGGCTTTATCCCAAATACGCGCCGCTTTCTTGAGCTGGCTTAGTGGTCTGGTAGTCATATCGCACCCCGATAGTGTTTTAATTTAAGTTCGGCGATTTTCTGGCAGGTCACGCAAAAAGCCACGCCCGGAATCGCAGCGCGGCGAGCTTCCGGGATTGGTGCGTCACATTCTTCGCAAAGAAAACGGGAAGGCGCAGCGATACGGCTGCGCGCGTTGCTGATGTGGCGCTCGCGGTCTTCCTGCTCGCGCTGTTGTGCTAAATCCATTGCGTCGGCCATTAGTGCAGCTCCTGTGATTCATTCTCAAAGCGGGTTGCTTCACGACGCAGCAGTTCGGCAGCTTCGGTGCCGCTCATACCCTCTTTGGTGATATGGATAGCCAGCGCCTCAAGGCGGATGGAAACAGCGAGCGCGCGGTCTTTACGCTCTTCTTTTTTTGCATCGGTCAGCAATACGGCCAGCGCATCACTATCAGTGTTAAAACTACGGATTTCGGTATTACGCATAATTGATTCTCCTGATTTCGGGCAATAAGAAGCCCGGCGGGTTTACGCCAGATAATTTCTTTTGTTTAATTAGCTATAACCAAATACGACGGCTGGTTTACTTTTCAATTGGCTGATAATTTCAGCTTTCAGGCTATCTTTAAACTGCTTGCAGCACTCCCATTCCGGGTCAACTCGTAAAATTATCCCATCGCGGGTTTTAATTTCAAAACCGTCTTCCATGTTCGGAATCATGGCACCTAAAACAATCCTTAATTCATCGCGTGACATGTTTAACCCCTTTAATAATAAAGTGGACAATACGAATAATTAAAAAACCTGACGATTTCGGCGGCTTTGTTTTCAGCCCTTTTAATAATTCGGACTGTGAGTGGCTCGGGTGCCAGCGCTTGCCTTCCTTACCTGCGATCCAGCCGTGGCCGTAGTGCATGCCGGGGCTTTGTTTAACGAGCAGAGACGCGAATGACGGTTCACTTTTCAGCATACGCACCTCAAATCAGCCCGAAGGATGCGCCAATACCGCTCATGGTATCGACCACGCTCGACATAGCGGGATTAGTCTGCAGACGTGCATGCAGCGCCAGCGCCGACAATGACAACATGCGAATGCCAGCGTTAACGCTTTCAATCATGTTGTGCTTACGGGCAGAGGTCAGGCGCTCGTCAGAGGCTGCACCGCTCGCCAGCTCGCCGAGTTCACTCATTGCACGCATGACATAAGACTGCAATTTGTCTTTAGCCAGCTCATTAACCGGCACGCATGGCAGGCAATGAATCTGCGCCAGAAAACCATCAACGAGGGTTGAATCTTCGGTCAGGTCAGTCAGCAGCCACAATTCAGGCGGCGTGAACTGGTGAGGCTGTTCCGGGTTGAGCTTGTTACGTAACGTCTGAACATTCATACCCGCACGCTCGGCAAGCTTCGCCATGTTGTGACGCTGCGCAAAAGCCCGGCACGCTTCGTCATAGTGGGGATGTTTGGAAATCTGAAAATCAAACATGTTGAGCCCTCAAAATTCACATAAAGTGAATTACGCACCAATAACGAGTTGAAAACGGGAATGGCCCAATGCCTTACGCATCTGTTCCTCTTTCCAGCGGGCATAGTAGATACGAACTTGACCGCCAGCACGTTTACAGCCCTTACGGATAACGCGAGGTTCGATAGGTAAACGCGGGTTATCTCCGGTAGTCCAGCGGCGCGCGGTGCGGTATGACACCCCCTCAAGTTCTGCAAACTGTTGCAGGGTGACGATGGGGGCAGGCACTTTGATGATTGCGATTTCAGAAGCCATGTTGCATGATTCCCTATTTGCCAAAGATTGCAATTAAAGGGCCACCGTTTGCCAACATAGGGCCATCAATTGCGTAGGTTTAGCCAAAATATACTTCCCAATTGAGAAGTAGTAAATAGGTTTTATCGATATGAGAATAGATTCTTTAGGATGGAGCAACGTTGATGTACTGGATCGCATCTGCGAGGCTTACGGGTTTTCACAGAAAATTCAGCTAGCTAACCATTTCGATATTGCATCGAGCTCCCTCTCTAACAGATATACCCGAGGCGCTATTTCGTATGACTTTGCGGCACACTGCGCTCTTGAAACAGGGGCCAATCTGCAGTGGTTACTTACAGGAAAAGGGCAACCGTTCACATCCTCTGCGACAGCCGAGGACACAATGAGCATCGAGTTATTCACATTAAGTGAAGAAATACTCAAAAGTGATGGTTCTATAACAGTCGACGCTCATTTTTTCACAAAGCCGCTTACAGATGCGATGGCTATACGAACGGAAGGAAAACTCCATTTCATTGATAAGCAGGCATCACTCTCTGACGGCCTTTGGCTGGTCGACATAGAGGGTGGAATTAGTATTCGAGAGCTAACAAAACTCCCGGGTAGAAAATTGCACGTTACTGGTGGAAAGGTTCCTTTTGAGTGCGGTATTGATGACATAAAAACGCTGGGTAGAGTGGTAGGTGTGTACAGCGAGGTTAATTGATGACTGTCCGTAAAAACCCCGCTGGAGGTTGGATTTGCGAGCTTTATCCTAACGGGGCAAAAGGCAAGCGTATCAGAAAGAAATTCGCCACCAAAGGTGAAGCGCTGGCCTTTGAACAATACACCGTACAAAATCCGTGGCAGGAGGAAAAGGAAGACAGGCGAACGCTAAAAGAATTGGTCGACGCATGGTATAGCGCTCATGGTATTACCTTGAGAGACGGACTAAAACGCCAGCTAGCTATGCACCATGCCTTTGAGTGTATGGGCGAACCACTCGCACGCGATTTCGATGCACAGATGTTTTCCCGCTACCGGGAAAAGCGGCTAAAGGGTGAATATGCCCGTTCAAATAGGGTTAAAGAGGTTTCCCCTCGCACACTTAATCTTGAACTCGCTTACTTCCGCGCGGTGTTCAATGAGTTAAATCGCCTCGGCGAATGGAAGGGTGAAAATCCTCTAAAAAATATGCGCCCTTTCCGCACAGAAGAAATGGAAATGGCCTGGTTAACTCACGACCAGATTGCGCAACTGCTCGGAGAGTGCAAACGCCATGACCACCCTGATTTAGAAACAGTGGTGAGAATCTGTCTCGCCACTGGCGCTCGATGGTCAGAGGCTGAGAGCCTGAAAAAAAGCCAGCTCGCGAAATACAAAATCACGTACACCAACACAAAAGGCAGAAAAAACCGCACAGTTCCTATCAGTAAAGAGCTTTATGACTCCCTACCTGATGACAAAAAAGGCCGACTGTTTAGTGATTGTTATGGGGCGTTCAGGTCTGCTCTGGAAAGGACAGGCATCGAATTACCGGCCGGGCAACTTACCCACGTTTTACGGCATACCTTCGCCAGCCATTTTATGATGAATGGTGGTAATATTCTGGTCTTGCAGCGCGTGCTTGGTCATACCGACATAAAAATGACGATGCGATATGCGCACTTTGCCCCTGACCATTTAGAGGATGCCGTTAAACTTAATCCACTGGCGATGAGTGGCGATAAAATGGCGGTAGAAATGGCTCAAACTGGCCCTTAGTTGGTCAAGAGTGGCCCTTTATGTCTATGATTTATAAAGCAACCTATTGATTTTCGGTTGTTCTGTTAGGAACTCATAATCGCTTGGTCGCTGGTTCAAGTCCAGCAGGGGCCACCAAATTTTAGCTTTAAAATCATACAATTAAGCCACTCTAAAGAGTGGCCTTTTTGTTTCTGACAGGGCTCGCCCCATACCGCTATTTACGATGCCAATAGGCTGCCGCACGTACCAGGTGTGGATCAAACCCCTTTTCAAAGCACTGACTTAAACGTTTTACCGTTTTGCCTTCGCCAGTAATCCAGATGAAATAGTCTGATTCTGGTATTGTCAGCTGCGACAGGCGCGTTTGCATTACCTGTTCATCGCCGCCAACAACATATTCCACAGTAATATCCGTCAAATGGGCAAGATAATCGCGATATGCGGCATCCTGAATGCTCACCAGCGCGGTTACCGCAGGGCGCGCAGGCAGACGACTAAGCGATTCCAGACGACGACGCAGCGCAGGCATACCGGACTCATCGCAGACATAAACCTGACAGGCATAATCCTCCGGCACCACCAGCGAACCGCGCGGCCCGCCGATCGTCAGTGTATCGCCTTCACGGGCTTCCATTGCCCAACGGCTGGCTACGCCGCCATCGTGGATAAAGAAATCCAGCGCCAGCTCGCGACGCGCCTCATCATACAGCGGCGTGTAATCCCTGGAGACCGGACGAACGCCCTCCCCCCAGATAATACCTTCCTCAGTGACTGTCGGAGGCGTAAAGCGACAGCCTGGCTCAGGGAAAAAAACTTTCGTGTGATCGTCAAAGCCCAGGGAGGTAAAGCCGTCCAGCGCCTCGCCGCCAAGTACGATCCGCTGAAATCCTGCGCTAATACGTTCTACCCGCAGAACGGTCAGCTCGCGAAAACGCAGTTCATTACGAACACGCTGTGGGTAGCGTACGGATGATGTCGTCATTTTTTGCCTTCGTGAAGTAATACGATATATCTAAATTAAAGTTTTAAATGATAATGATTGTTAATCAGTAAAAATGCAACTGTTTTTTGATAGTGTTCTGGTAA